CGGACGTGGCCAGCCAGATGTGGCCGGCTATCGCGCAGCATATTCCGTTCTACCAGGCTGAAACCAAACCGAACCAAACCACAACACAACAGGACGCAGCATGAGTAAGCATACGCCTGGGCCTTGGTTCTGTCAGGAAAGGTTCTTGACCATCTACAACATGAGTGGCGGTACATCAGGTTTAACCTGTGCCATCGCCAAGGTGGTGACCGAACAGTCGGGCTCCGAAGCCGCAAAAACCAACGCCCGCCTAATCGCCGCAGCGCCGGATTTGTTGGATGCCCTGAAAGAGTTTGTCTTGTGGGGTGAATGCTCCCCTGATGACCGCATGTCGCAGCCTGCCAACACGTTGAAACTAGCCCGCGCTGCCATCGCTAAAGCAACTCAACCTGAAACCAAATAAGGAACTTCAACAATGGCACAACTTGGCAAAACTTTCGACGCAAACTCGGTCGAACCCTCGACGCCTATGGAGGTTATTCCTGCCGGCAAGTATGTCGTGCAGATCATCAATTCCGCGATGGAGGACACGAAATCCGGCACCGGATCATTCTTGAAACTGGAAATGGAAATTCTTGAAGGTTCATCGGCCAAACGCCGGTTGTTTGATCGGCTGAACTTGATTAACCCCAACACACAAACCGCCGAAATCGCGGAGCGCACGCTTTCCGCAATCTGCCACGCGGTTGGCCAGTTGCAGGTATCGGATAGCGAGCAACTTCACTTCAAGCCGATGCTGGTGGACGTGCGCGTGAAGCCCGCCGGGCCGGACAAGCAGGGGGTTATGCGCGAGGCGCAAAACGAAATGCGCGGCTATGCTGCCGTGACGGGCGCGCGTCCCGCGCCGCAAGTCAGCACAGCGCCGACAAAGGCAACGCCTGCCCCTACGGCGGCGCCAGCAGCGTCAACGGCGCCATGGCGGCGCGCAGCGGGTTGATCCTATCGGGGCGGCGTAAGCCGCCCCACCCACCTTTGCATGGGAAGAAAAATGGCACCGCTGCCAACTCTTATCAGCCCGACCATTGCCGCGATCTGGGCCAAGTATGAAGCCGACCAAGAGACTGGGTATCGGTCGCATCTAGGCGCGTCGCAGATCGGGCATCCATGCTCCCGCGCGCTTTGGTACACCTTTCGCTGGGCCACGAAATCCAGCCACAAAGGCCGCATCTTGCGCCTGTTCCAAACCGGGCACATGGCCGAGGCGCGCATGGTCAAGGAATTACGATCCGTTGGCGTCGAAGTTCACATGGTGGACGAAGCCACGGGACGGCAATTTACTGTGGTGGATGAAACCGGACACTTCGGCGGAAGTATGGACGGCGTGGCGCTGGGTATCCACGAAGCGCCTAAGACCTGGCACGTCTTGGAGTTCAAGACTCATGGGGAAAAGAGCTTCGGTGAACTGCTGAAAAAAGGCGTCGCATCAAAGCCGATGCACGTCGCGCAGATGCTGATCTACATGCACCTGACCGGCATGACACGGGCCTTCTACATGGCGGTCAACAAAAACACCGACGACATATACGCCGAGCGCATTCACGCCAACCCCGAGGCCGCAATTCGGCTGATCGCCAAGGCGCAGGCCATCATTAACGCACCGCGCCCGCCCGAACGCATCAGCGATGACCCCGCTTGGTTTGAGTGCCGGTTTTGCGATCATCGAGACGTATGCCACGGCGACGCAGTGCCCGAGGCGCATTGCCGATCTTGCATGTTTTCCACGCCGATTGATGATGGAAAATGGAACTGCGCGCATGGCAACGCATTGGACGACAATCCATTACCGTTGCTGGACTACAAGGCGCAGTGCGCGGGATGCCCGGCGCATCTATACATCCCCGACCTGATCCACGGCGCACAGACCGACGCAGGGGATGGCTGGGTGGAATATAAAATGGCGGACGGTTCAAACTATCGGGATGGAGTGGCGAAGTGAGCATTGCACCAATATGTCCTTATTGCAAAAAAAACGCAGTTTTTTACTCCGACAGTTCATTGGTTTATAGTCAAGACTTTGGCCCTGTGTGGATATGCCCCGCATCATGCGATGCCCTAGTTGGATGCCATGGAGGCACAAATAAACCATTAGGAATGCTTGCGAACAAAGAACTACGGCAACGCCGCCGAGCCGCGCATGCGGCGTTTGATCAAATTTGGAAAAACAAACCCACACGATCCAATGGCTATAAATGGCTATCAGAACAAACTAAAATACCTCTAAAAAACTGCCACATAGCAATGATGGATTTGAAAACTTGCGATCAAGTTATTGCTATATGTCTTGCATCAAAACCATGACCCTCATCCTTCGCCCCTATCAGCGCGAGGCGGTGGACGCTATCGGCGGTATTGCATTGATACATAAGGATATGGCATAATGCGCTAGGCCACCAAGCGCGGCAAACGCTCAGTGGCCCCTAACCGCCTGACCCTGTGTGAGAGGATCGCAATGGCTGACCAAGATTTACCATTGAGAATGGCTGTTGTCACGCGCGATGACGCGCGAGCTATGGGATTGATAAAATATTTCACCGGCATTCCGTGCATTCATGGCCATATCTCACAAAGATATATGGATGGTCATTGTGTTTTTTGTATCTACAATAAAGGAACCGGACGTAAAGATTATTACTCGACATGGCGACAAAATAACCTTGAAAAATGCGCTGCTTATACAGCACAATATCGAAAGAAAAATCCACATGTAGGTGCGGAATATATGCGCCGAATGAGAACCGAAAAACGAGATGAACTATTGGCGGCTGAACGCATTAGGTATGCCGCAAATCCAGAAAAATTCGCAAAAAAATGTCAGGCATACAGGAATAAAAATCCTCAAATTTACGCTATGCACGCGCGGAATAGGCGCTCTATAAACAAAGGCGCGGCTGGATCGCATTCTACCTCCGATATTCAATCATTGATGAAACGCCAGAATGCACGATGCGTGTATTGCTTTCAAAATATTAAGAAAAAATACCACGTTGACCATATTCAACCGTTGTCAAAGGGCGGCTCTAACTGGCCAGAAAATCTGCAATTAACGTGCGTGACGTGTAACCTGAAAAAGAAAAACATTGATCCGATTAAATTTGCCCAACGCATCGGAAGGCTTTTGTGATGCTGGTTCTCCGGCCATACCAAAGGGAAGCTGTCGATAGTCTTTACAAGTATTTCGAAGACAACGACGGATCGCCGTTGATAGTGCTGCCGACCGGCAGCGGAAAAAGTCTGGTAATCGCAACATTCTGTCGTGAGGCCATAGAATCATGGCCTGATACACGTATTGTAATTTTGGCGCATGTCCGTGAATTGCTTGTGCAAAACTATAGAGAGCTTATTGGCGTGTGGCCCGATGCACCCGCAGGACTGTATTCGGCTGGTCTTGGTGTTCGTAATATAAACAACCCAATCGTTATCGCTGGTATTCAGTCGATCTATAAACGCGCATATGAATTGCAAAAAGTCGATCTGGTTATCATTGACGAAGCACATTTACTCAGTCCACATGATGGAACACGCTATCAAAAATTCCTTAATGATTTACGGCAGATAAACCCATATCTCAAAATGATCGGTTTGACAGCAACCCCGTTTCGCATGGACTCCGGGAGACTGGACGCGGGTAATGACGCGCTATTCTCGGACGTGGCATACGACGCGAATATTCGTGATTTGATTAGAGAAGGATTTTTATCGCCTCCGGTTAGTAAAGTGGCGGCGGCGCAGGTCGATACTTCTGGCGTAGGAACGCGAGGGGGAGAATTTATCGCCGGTCAGTTGGAAGCGTCGGCGTTGGACCCGGAAACAATAGAAGCCGTAGCAGATGAAATCATCTCCAATGGCGCTGACCGCCAAGGATGGTTGGTGTTTGGCTGTGGTGTCAAACATGCAGAGGCTATGGCAGAAGCGTTGGTTAGACGCGGGATTACCTGCGAGACGATATTTGGGGAAACGCCAAAATCTGAACGTGATCGGATTATTGCTGACTTCAAAGCAAAGCGGCTTCGGTGTCTCGTCGCCATGAATGTGCTGACAGTTGGGTT